TTTTGAACATCTAATTTATCAAAATCTTCTTGAAGTTGTGGAAATTGCGAAACTTCTGTTTTAAATAAATTATATAGTCTACTCATGAAGGTAGGATCATTATTGATTGATTTGTCAACGAAGACAAACATTGGTGCCAAAACTTCCATTCTTTCTTTTGTCAATCCCATTGGACCAATCTCATTGGCCAAATCAGTTCCCACACTTTCCATAAATTCATAAAATGTTTTCATTTTTTACCTCATTTTTATATTGATAAGCATACTTATATAGTTGTGACATTTGTTTTTGACACAAACAAATATTGAAAAATAAAAGTAAAAATATTGTTATAATGCAATATATACGATAATGACACGGCATCCAAAATCGTGCTAATAAAAATATATTTGTAACCTACAGCACAGGGAGTTGATTACACATGAAAAGAAAACTTATCAGTTTTGAAGCGTTTAGAAATTTAGAAGAAGGATCTTTGACAAGATCAGAACAAGAATTAATCAATGCACAAGATGTTTTGGGTAAAACCCTTGGCGTTGATGTTGAATTGCATTGCTACGGAGAATCAGATGTAACATATAAAACATCCGATGATACATATATTCATGCGATTTATAAATTAGAAGATGATCAAGTTATTCTTGAAAATATTCAAGAGCTTGTAATCGATAATGAATCAGCAAAAGCAAATTCTCGTAATACCATTTCAGAAATGGTTGATGCATTGCTTGATAATAACAAGCAAAAAGCAAATACTAAATTTGAAGAATATTTTTCAATGCCAAATGTTCGTAGAGAACTAACTGAAGGATATAAGGCTGTAGTTACTGCTAATAAGCCAACTGGTAAACGATCTCATTGGTTTAAAAAACATCGCAAATCATCCTCTGTAAATAAAGGTAAAATAACGAGGGAGAGAAATGCTAGAATGGTTCCAGAATCTATAAGAAAATTAGCAAGAAAAGAAAGAGCAAAAGCAAAGAAAAGAATGGGAAAAACATCTAATAAAAGATTTAAAGTTCAGACTCGTTATAAAAAGACTATGAAAGAATGGTCAAAATTAGCTGAAAATGTATTTGGATATATCGATTATAAAAATTATGGTCATGTTATTTCTGAATCTGTAGTCAAAAATGACAACAACGGAAATGTAGTTGCTTTGGCAATTCCAAACATACAAAAGCGTAACGAAGGTAAAGTTCTTGCATTTAATTGGAAGACTTTAGATACCGAAGTTAAAGTTCTTCGTGGCAAAGCAAAAAGAGTAAATGAAGACCAATCATTCGTAAAAGCTATTGCTGAACTTAAACGATATAACAATATATCTGACAATGCTAATCTTGAAGAATGCTTGGAAAACATTGTCGCAAAATGGCCATCAGTTCTTTACTTAACACAAGATGAACTATCAGCAAACATCGCTGAAGCTCTTGAAATCGCAAATGTAAATAATTATGATGATAGCGTTTGCAACTTTATGGCAGAAGCAATTCTAAGAACAGCACATCATGCTTATACTGGTCGTGTTAGCAAAATCGCTAAGTTGGCTGGTTACTCTAATGATGTAACTTCCGAATGCAAAACATGCAAAGATTCATATGTTGAATTTCAAAACATAGCTGCTGATTTCTTTGACAAAATAGACGAAAGCGATAGCATTGATCTAAAAGTATTCTCAGATTTATACAAAGCACTTCACGAAATGAATAAAGCAGCAATTCAAATCGGAGATGAAGTTGCTAAGGTAGAAACCGCTAGTTTCATGTCTGAATGTGAATCTGTACTCAATAGAAATTCTGCTCCTAGTTTGGAATTAGCAGAAAATATCGCTGATTATATCAGTGAATTGGTTGAAGCAAACTTGGATCACTCTGGCGAATGGAAAGACATGGATGTTCATACCTCGGTAGGTGGAGATCACCCCATGAATGCTTGGGCTGCAAGACAAACCGATGCTGTTCCTTCCAAATTTAATGGTGGGGATGAATATGGTCTTAATCACAGTCCAGTAAGCGATGGAAAGTCCTTCGGTGGCGAAGAAGAAATGATGGGTGATGCTTTAGGAAACGATAGCGGAGATAATACTTGGCCTTCCCTAAACAATCCCTACATTCCTGATGCTTTTGAATTTACAATGAAGGGCGAAAAAGGTGCAGATAAAGATAATGACGAATTAGGAACATACCAAGATAGCGATACTTGGCCTAATCTTAAGAATACTTTATCCCCAGAAAGCAAAAGACCAGTAATCAACCAATAAAGGAGAGTAATGAGTGATAAAATGCTACTTGTTGACTCCTGCAATTCTGGCGGTTTCGTTCTAAGTCTAAATGAATCCACTAATAGAGGATTAACTAGCTTTAGAGGGAAATTCCAAGAAGCAGAAGCTGTCAATAAAAATAAAAGGAAATACCCTTACAGCGTATTAAACGACAATGTTAAGGCTCTAAATCCAATACTTGAAGCAAGAGGATTGATTGGCGAATTAGATCATCCTACAGATAGTATCATACATTTCGAAAAAGCTTCCCATGTAATTACTAAGTTATGGTGGGAAGGAAATAATCTTATGGGTGAAGGCGAGATATTAAACACTCCTCATGGCCGTATTCTAAAAGCACTCATCAATGATGGTGTGCGTGTTGGAATCAGCAGCAGAGGTGTTGGTAATGGACGAGTAGATGAAAGTGGAATTCTTGTCATTGGCGAAAGTTATAAACTATTAACATTCGATGCAGTGGCTGATCCATCTACACATTCTGCTTTCCAAGAAAAAATTGTAAGCAAGCGTGAAAGTTACATTCCATCAAATAATTCAGTGGAATCTTCTGATTCTTCAGTTAAAAACGAAAGCAGAAGCATACATAAAATTAGCAAAGAAGCATTAATAGCTTGCTTAGGTGGAATAATTGAAGATCAAACAAAGAATATAAAATCTAAAATTGTTTGATTTAATTTTTTAAAAACGAAATACTAGCAAAGTGAGGTTAGGCTAATGGAAAAGATAATGGAAGCAATCAAGAAACTTTTACCAGAATCCGATGTAAAGGAAGTAAGTTCAGCTATCAACGAAATGCTGAATCAGGCAAAGCTAGATCTCGAAAAAGAATATAACGAGAAACTTGAAGAAGCCTATACTGAACTTTCTGGAGAATTGTCAAACTCTGAAAAAACCGCAGAACAAGGTTATGAAGAAGCATATGCTATCATCGCTGATCTGCGTAATCGTCTAGATATTCAAGGCGAAGAATACAAAAACGCACTTGAAGAAGGATACGAAGAAGCTTATCAGATGTTGAAAACTGAACGATCCAAAAATGGTAACATCGAAGTTGAGTTGTATGAAGAATACGACAAGAAACTTCAAGAAATGAAAGAATATATCGTAGACAAAGTAGATCAATTCTTGCAAGCAAAAGGTCAAGAAATTTACGAACAAGCTCGCAAAGATGTTGTTAGCGATCCTCGTATCGCAGAACATAAAGTTGCCTTGGATAAAATCGTTGATATCGCAAGTAACTATTTGTCTGATGACGAATCTCAAAACTTCTCTTCAGCTAAAATTGAAGAATTCCAAAAACAATTGGAAGAGTCTAGAGGCCAACTCCGTATTATGGAAGCTCGCAATATTCGCTTGTCTACCGAAAATACCAAACTTAATGAAAATGTACGCTATGCTAAAAATTTGATTACAGAGCAAAAACAAGCGACATCTTCACAGAAGAGATCTGAAGTAATCACAGAACAGAAAGAAAGATTTGAAAAAGCAAAGAATGTAACGGGGAGAGGACAAAAAGTTGTTGATCAAGAAGTCGTCATTGCGGAAAATGTCGGCAACAACAGCAGTGAAATAGACCAAATTTTGGTTCTTTCAGGTATAAAGAAACCAAAGTAAAAGCTAAATTCTAACAAGTTATAAAGGAAATTTTAATATGAACGCTAATGCTAGATTTTTAAATGAAGCTAAAGAGTTAGAAGGACGCTGGGCTAAGACTGGTCTCCTCGAAGGCATCGAAGACCGTAATACTCGTGCAGCCACAGCAGTTCTTCTCGAAAACCAACGCCTTATCAACGAAGTGTCTACCGACACCGCTGACATCGCACAATTCAAACGAATCTCCATACCATTGGTTCGTAGGATTTACCCACAGTTGATCGCTAATAAGATCGTATCCGTCCAGCCTTTGCTTGGACCTACTGGTCTTGTTTATTATCTCCGCTTTAGATACTCTTCCAACAAGGGTGCTACTCGTGGTGCTGATAATAATAGCGGTTTCCCTGGCGATGATGCAAATTCATTGATGCAGAGAGCAGATGGTACTGCTAATCTCGATATCTTCTATTCCCATCAGTTCGTTCAAAATGAAGTGGGAGCTACCGATGATGGTGCAGATGCTACATCTGTATACAGTCCTTTTGAACACACCCCTATCTTGACAGGAACCGTTACTGGTACTGTTTATGATGGTGCTGTAGCTATCCAAACATTCAGCGTAAGTTCCGCTGGTGTATTTAACTTTACCGATATCGGAACTCCTAGCCCAAAAGCAACCTCCGCAGGATCAAGCTTAAATGCTACTACTGGCGTAGTTACCCTTGCTTGGACTGGTGGCAACCCTGGCCCAAACAATATCGTTGCAAGTTACGAAGCTAATCTTGAATGCTCACAAGATCTTCCAGAAATCAACCTCGTTGTTGAATCTGAAGATATTACTGCCAAAACCCGTAAGTTGAAGGCTGTATGGTCTTATGAAGCTCAACAAGATCTTCGCTCACAACACAACTTGGATGCTGAAGCCGAATTGACCGCAGTTCTTGCTCAAGAAATTAATCTTGAAATTGATCGTGAAGTCCTCACCGACCTCCGTCAAAATGCTGGTACTGTAACCGCTTGGGATTTCAACACCTCCTTGGGTGATACTATCAAAGAAAAATACGAATCTCTCTATGTGAAGATCGTTGAAATTTCCTCCGTTATTCATCGTAAGACCCTTCGTGGTGGTGCTAACTTCATCGTTACATCTCCTGAAGTTGCTTCAATCTTTGAAACCGCAACCGCTGGTTTTGCTCCTGCACCTTCTGAAACTTTCAGCAGCAGCTTGGGTATCCAGTATGTTGGTACTGTG